CAAGCCTTTTTCTATTGCCAATTCGTTTTCTTTCATCCACTCCTCGACAACATAGTTTAGATAAGCGTCAACTTTGTCAACGATTTCTTCTTTAACTTCAGAAACTTTTTCGTCAACTTTTGCTTCGTATTCGCTTTCTAATTTTTCAATTTCTTCGACAAGTTTTGCTTTAACAGCAGATTCGAATATTGTAGCCGCTTTTGCTTTGAATTCCTCTGATAGGTCTTCACCTTCAGTTAAAGCATTAACGTCTTCTTTCATATCCATATCTTTTACTTTATCTTTAGCAGACATTTCTTTTTTCATTTCTTTTTCTTTATCTTCAGATTCAGAAACTTCTTTTTCTTTCTTGTCTTCCTTGTCTTCCGCTTCAGACATTTCTTTTTCGTCTTTTTTCTTATCTTCTTTGTCTTCAGCTTCTTTCATATCTTTTTTCTTCTCGTCTTCTTTTTCTTCAGACTTTTCATCTTCTTTACCATTCTTTTTGTCTAAGTACTTTTTAAGACCAGCTGGCATTTCGCCTTCTTTCACTTCTTTTTTCTCATCATCTTTTTTATCAGCGTATTCTGCCTCTTTCATATCTTCTTTTTCTTTTTCGTCTTTTTTCTCGTCAGCTTCGTAAGCAGCCTGAATATCTTTTTTAGGCTCTTTCTCTGCTTGTAGAGATTTCATAGCATCAGCTGCGCCTGCACTTTTTTGTTGTGGGTCACCAGTAATGTGATTAACCCCTTGTGCGAAATCTATTTTAGCATCTGTAGGTGAAGTAACTGCTTTAGTCATTACTTGTTGTACAGTTGCCGCTAGTGATTTAGCGGGTTCAGCTGGAGCTGCATTTTTCTTTGGCAAATCTGCCACAGTATTATCAGCCATTGTTCTATCTCCTCAATAGTTTTAGTTGTTAATTATTGCAATAAATACACCAACCCATTAGGAAAGTGTCAATTACTATTTATAAAATTACAGTTTTTTAAGAAAAGATTCGAATACTTTAGCATTTTTTTCTGCTCTAGCAATTCTTTCTCTACTCTCTGCTTGTAACTTTAATTCTTTAACCTCTGCTTCTTTCAAAATCCCATTATCCCAAACCCACTCTTTGCCTTCCATAATGCCTTCTACGAAAGCGTCTGGAGCGCTAGGGTCTGCAACTATATCAGCTGCGGTTGCAAGGTAAAAATCGTCTTTGACTACATTGGCACCACCTACATTTGCAAGTGTACCCATTCCTCTACTTGAAACTCCAAGTCTTGCACCCTCATCAATTAAACTTTTCACTATTTTTCCATATGGGGTATCGAGTACTCGTGCTTCACCTATAAAATTACTGCCTTCTGGATATAGAGCATTAATCATATGCGAAACTCTTTCTAGGTTAACGGTTGGTCCGTCTGGATGACCTAGTTCACCAAATGCTCTCTTTTTTTCTATGAACTCTCTATTATATCGTGCTACTTCTTTTTGAAGTATTTCCTTAGGATAGATTCTTCCATTTCTATTTTTTACATCAGATTGCATGAATACACCTTTAATGGAGTAGTTTTTCTTTCCATTTCCAGCTTCTTCTACAATATATTCTGCGTTTGATATTTCTTCGGTAATTAATTTCATTGTATCTATCTCTAATTTCTCTCTATTATTTATACAAATTGCTATCTGAAAACCACTAAAATCGTGTAATTATCACCATTTGCAAAATTCTTTGTAGATAATAAAACATCACCTGTAGGTGTTGTTGCATTGTTTGGAATCTCATTTCCATCTGCTCGTAAGTCCCAAAAACCTTGACCATTCAACAAAACTGCGGTAGCGTTTGTTGCACCTTCCCAAATTAACTCTACAGCTGATTTTGTATTTGCTGTATTTACTGACCAAAATATTTTAGATATTTTTCTATTTCCATCAGTAGTCATAAAGGTTGTATTTGAAGCGTCTATTTTTTTAACTAAATTCTCACCTGTACCGTCAGAATAGTTAGTCATTTTAACAGCATATTTTACGCCTGTTGTGTCTGTTAATACTTGTGTTGATACTGTGTCTGCCATATTATCTCCTAATTTTGTAAATCGTAATAGTCTTTAGATAGTTCTCCGCTTTCTTTAGTTTCACCAGCTTTTCTAGTTCTAATATAAACTTTTTGTATTCTACCACTTGGTGTTTTATAACTTCTAACGCCACCAGCAATTGTTGAATTAGCGCCATCGGCTGAATCTGGATAAGTATCACTAATTGTAGCTGCGTCATCAAATTCCCAGATACCGTCTGAACCTGCATTTGAAACTGCTGAAGATGTATCATTTGCTAAGTATTGCGATTCATTTGCACCTTCTTCTAATTGAGGTCCCCATACTAAAATGCCGTCTGTATCATTACCTACAAAAGATGTTGTAGTTGCGTCTGACAGTATTCCTATTAAAACAGCATTAACTGATATTGAACCTCCTATAGTTAATGTTATAGAACATCTATACCATCCATTTCCTAATGTTTCAATAGATGAACCATCACAATCTGAACCTTCAGATTCTACAACGCCTGTTGATAAATTATAAACACAGGTAGCATTAGTTACTAAATCATTACTACCTTGTCCTATGGTTAATGAAGCATAATTTAAACCAAACGCCTTTAAGTGTGCGCTAAAAGTATATTGTGTATTAACACTTAAGCCTGCTGGATTTTTATCCAATCTATGAGTATTATTATTAGTATCTGCTATAAGAGATAAAGCTGTATTGGTTCCGTCAGGAGCTGTGCCGGCGTTAGTTGTTTTTGTGGTTCTTCTAGTAGGCCAGTTAGTAGAAAAATCTACTGTTTTTGTTAGTAAATTTGTAGAACCTACAACATTTGTAAACGCCATATTACTTCCTTAAAATTGTTAATGTTTCTTTATCAAAGTAATTCATTAAATCTTGTTTGTTTACACCATATTGTTTTGCAGCTGCATTTACATTCTTTTCAAAACTAGCAATTACATCAGCGTCTTTGTCTGCAGCTCTAAAAACCATATCTACAGCACGCTTCATTTTAGGCGTAAGTTTATTGTATTGTCGAGTACGTTTGTAATCGTTTGCTTCAGTAATATTATCTGATATAAATTTACTGAGCCACTTCATCACTTGCTACCTCTGGTGCAGGAGTTTCAGCTTCAATATCGTTTCCAGTAAAAGGATTAGCCTCTGGTGCATCAGCACCTACTTGTCCTGTAAACATTGATCTCGCCACATCAGTTTTAGCATCATCTAAAGCAGAAGTTACTTTGTCAGCAAGAGCATTTTTTAAGTCTTCTCCTGCTTGTGTGTTATCTCCTGTTTCAAGTGAATTAACGAATTTATTAATATTTTCTTTACTCATAATAATATTTATCTCCTATACTAAACCACTCCAACCATCTTCTGGTTCCGTGATATTAGATTTTTGGTTCTTCTTTTTTTTCACTACCATTCGTTTCTTGGTTAGGCGTAATGGTTGGTGTTTCTTCGGGCTGTGCTTCAGCACCTTCTTCTTCAATTTGTTTATCAATTTCTTCAATTTCTTGTTCATTTTGTTTTAGTATTTTTGTTCTTATATATTCGTTAGAGAAATACTTACCAACATAACCTTCTAATTGTTGTGCTAGTTGTACTCTTTCTCTCATCATTTCGCTGTGTTTTAACTCAGCAAAATATCCATCTTGTAAGAAAGTATATGTTATATCTCCCATCATTGAATCCCATTCTTCAGGTGCAATGATACCTTTTAAAATAAGTTGTGTCTTCAAAAGGTCGTGGAATAACATACAGAATTTCTTTCTTAAACGACCTACAAATTTAGTAAACTTAACTTCATCTCTACTAATTTCTGCAGCTCGACCAAGATTGAATCCTTGTCCACCTTCTAATCTACTAATAGGTATATTAAGAGAACGATATAGTTTCTTTTGGAAATATTCTATATCCGCAATCTCACCTAAGTTTTGACCACCAGGTAATGTAGTGATTTCTGTTCCTCTTCCACCTTCTCTACGAGGTAACCAAAAATCTTCTAACATACTCATATAGTTTCTGTCATCTCTTATTTCACCTGTACTTGCGTCATACACAAGTTTATTTCTATATCTAGCCATAACATCTCTTAAATATTGTTCGGCCTTGATTTTAGGTAAGTTACCTACATCAATATAGAATATTCTTCTTTCAGGTGCTCTAGCAATTCTGTAAATAACAACAGCGTCTTCAATCATTCTTAATTGATTAACTGGTTTAATTGCTTTGTGTAAATAAGATAATACTTGATTTTGTGTTTGATCTATTAAACCTGATGGACAGTATGCGATAGCGTCTGTAGCTATTCTTAATCCACCTGCGTTAGATGTAGCAGTTGGATGTATTCCTCTTTCGTTGAAAATATAGTATTCTGAAAACTTATTTTCAAATGCAAAAGATGATGGCATTCCATCTGTTCGTTGTTTTCGTATTTCTCTTATTTTTTTAATTTTTCTAGGATCAATATACCTTACTTCAGTAATTCCTAGTCTTGGTGAGTCTTTGTCAATAATTTTATGATAGTATAATCTACCATCTACATACCATCTTCTAAAAATATCGTGGCCTTTTATATCAAAGTTTAATAACTTTAATACTTCAGCAAAAGACTCTCGTATTCTTTTCTTAATTGAATCTGAATAATCAATTTTACTTAAATCTAATTGTACAGATTGTTGATTTTCGTTTGATACAATTGCTTCAGATACAATGTCCTCGATTGCAAGGTCACATTCTGGATGTAAAGCAACTTCTCTATATCTTCTTATTAAATCTAATTCGTTTCGTGCCGTAGCATCGAAACCTCCATAAGACGCAAAAAACCCACCAGCGGGGACGGTTTGTGTACCGTCATCCGCTTGAGGTGGAACTATATTTTGTCTTGGATCGGTAGAGGGTTCTTTTAAACGCTCTATCTTAAACCCAAACAGTTCAGCCATAATTTAATTTCTCCTATTACTATTAATACTTATAAGAGTATTAAGTAGTAGTATTTGTTTCAAAGTATTGGTATCTATGAGTAGCAGTAAACGATTCTACCGTATTATTGTCACTATAAGATAACGCAATGTCGTCTAAAGTTGTTGGAAACATTCCTCTAAACGTATATGATTTAATCACATTACCATTTCGGTCTAACTGATCAACAAAAGCGTCAACTTGATAATCTACTGGATTTGTTAATCCTTCGTTATCTGACATATTGTTGATACCGTTTAACCATCTTTCGTATGCATTACGAATTAAGAAGTTAGTATCATTTAGAATTGTAGTTGTCCATGTAGCAAATGTTCTATCACCTGCAACATATAACTCTCTTCCTCTAAATGGAATAGCAACTTCGGTTACTGTCATACCTGGTAAAGATGTAGATGTAGTTAAGAAAGACATACTTTCAGTCTCCCCACCCACAGCAGCATATCCAGGGAAAGGCATTGTCACTCTGAATTGGTTAGCACGAGCGCCGCCGCCTCTTAACTTAGCTTTAAAGTCATTTATATTTGGCATGTTTTCCTCCTACGCTCCTACTACTTCTTCAAATGCAACACCTGTTCTTGTCGCAACGAATTGTAGTTGTATAAAGTTAATTGATCTATTAGGTTTAACGAATATATCCGCTCTAAACTCATTTCTATCAATGACATCAGCAGTATTGTTAGAAGCATCACAAACTACTAAAAAGTCTGTTACACCTCTTCTACCTTGTACATCTCTTAGGAATGGTTCTACGATATTTCTAAATTGTGCTCTTGTGAACTCATCATTGAATTCAAACAATTGGAATTTAGAAGCCGTAGAGATTGCCTTTTCTAAAGTGATAAACAATCTTCTAACGTTTATTCTATCAAACGCACTTGGAGTAGATAAACCTGTTTTGTCACCAAATAGAACAGTTCCCTGTCCTGGTAAAGTAACAACTGGATTTATTCTAGCTCTGTATAACTCATCTCTTTGTGTTTTTGATGGGTTGTATGCTAACTTAACAGCACCTCTAATTACTCCTCTGTTGAAACCAGCAGGTGAGAACCATGAGTCTGCGATTAAGTCTGTTCTTGCAGCCAAACCAGCAATATCACCATTTAATGGTACATATCTAAACACGTCATTGTATTTGTCGTAAGTATATTTGTAACCACTATCAAATACAACGTATGAAGATGATCTAATACCATCAAAGAAAGCTTTAACGTTTGTTGTTTGTGTTGTTGAACTTGTAACACCAACTACGTCTGTTCTTTCTGGTGAAGCAAAAACGATTGCGTCTTTTCTATTTTCAGCAACTGTAATAAGGTTATCTATATGAGTAGCGTCACCTTTTCCAGCAATAATTAAGTTTACATCTACAGTATCAGCGTCTTGGTATCTTTCATATGCAGTTTTTAATTCTGCAACTGAAGCTGTTGATCCGTCTGCACCACCACTTAAACTTGCGTCATTAAGAGCTGAAACAGCAGTAAATGTTACTCCTAAAGCAGGATCACCCCAATTACCAGCTGCACCTGTTGACTCGTGAGCAGTCCAATAAATGTATTGTGATCTGTTATAGATTACATCTTTGTAATAGTTTGAATCACCTTGTGGTGTTTTAGCATCACCTGCTACTGATACTGAGTCATATACTTCTAATACTTCCCCAGCAGTACCTGTAATACCACCATCTTCATCAACCACTACTACGTGTATTTCATCATTTGATCCACCTCTTGCTGAAGTGTATGCTGATGTTCCTGGAGCACCTGATACTAGATCATAGTATCTCCATCTTCTTCTTATTGTTGAAGAGTCAGCTACAGCAGTGTGTAAACCACCTGTACCTGAAGGATGTCTTACGAATGTTACATCATCTGTTGCAATTGCAGTAATTCTGTATTCGTATCCACCTGCTTCTCCAAAGTTTATAATATCGCCTACGTTTAATGTTGAACCATCAGATACAGTAATTGTTGTATCTCCAACTGCTGTTGAAGTGTCATTTACTGTAGTTGCTGAAGTATTTTCGTAAGCTGATGCTGTGTTAGGACATATTGAAACTTTAATATTATTTCCCCACGCACCTGCAGTCCTAGCCGCCCATAAACCGTCTGGCGTAAAACCGTCATCATAATCTGAATTGTTTTTTATTAAGGTTGCACCACCGCCACCTGAAGTAGCGTTGAAAGCACCTGTGTTATTTGCTCGAACAACTCTTAAACTTGATGAGTATTGCAAGAAACTTGCAGCACTAAAAAAGTATTCAAAAGTATTAGAGTCAGGTTTACCAAACGTTTCTACCAATTCTTTTTCAGAAGCAATAGATACAACTTCATCTATTGGACCTTGTGCGAATTGACCTGCGATAGCACCGATCGTTGTAGCTACTGCTGGAATTACGTTTGTTAAGTCTTTCTCTTGTACGAGAACACCTGGTGAAACTTGAAATGCCATATTTTGTTCTCCTCTTATTAGCTAATAAGTATCATTAATCTCGTTTATATTTATAATATCTCACCTTTTCGCACGGTTACTGGAGTCCATCGTTCTCCTGAATCATCCTGAAAACTATCATCATCTAAACCATCATTCATAAACCCAAAAGGTGCCATATCTTGTTCAATTGCGTTTTGTTGTTCTTCATACATTCTAGCACGTACATCTTGGTCTGTCATTTCTTTGAAGTATCTTTGATTTGTTATCCATGCAAATATGACACAACACATAACTAAATCGTCATTAGAACCTTCTTCAGCCTGCCAACCACTACCTCGTCTTACAAATGTTGACAATTCTTGTATAGTATGAAAGTCTGGTATGATCATCTTGTCACCTTCAAGTAAAGATTTTAAGTTAGAACAACCAATACGTTTAACTTGTTTAGTCATACGAACACCTAACTGTGTTCCTCTTTTAGAAAAACCACCACCAAGTATTTGACCTGCACGGCCTTTCATCATACACATTAAAAGATTTGTATATTCTAATTCAAACTGTAGAGCGTCTGCAATTTGATGACCTAAATCATTTACTTCAACACAAACGTGAGCATTATTATATTCTCTTGCTACCTTTTCTATTGTATGTGGAAATAATATAGGTTTAATTTCATTATCTCTAAACTTTGCAACCATCTTATATGGCATTTTTGAAACATCAAATACAGTAAAGGCTGAATAATCTCTTACAGTACCACGAGCCACGTCAACAGTCATAACATAGTCTTTACCTTTTTCTGCTCGTTCATACATATCTAAACCTGCGTTTGACACTAAAGGAGTATTGTGTGATAACATTCTTAACTTAGATGGATTAATTAAAGTATCAACTGAACCTACAAACTCACACTCAAACTCAGTAGCAAATTGTGCTTCACTAGTGTTTCTTATAGTTTCTTCTTTCCACTTATCATCTCTACCTGGCACCTCTGACCAATGTACTTCAATAGGTACATAATCATTTCTTTTATGTATTGCGTCATTCCACAGTTTATAAAACATATTCATTCCATGTGGTGTAGATACAATCATTACTTTAGATTTTTTACCAGAAGAAATTGTAGGATATACTGAACTAAAAAATTGCTCAGATATATTATTAGGTATGAAAGCAAACTCGTCAAGGAATATTATGTTAAATGAACCACCTCGAATAGCAGAACTTGATGTTGCAGCTGCAAGTATCTTTGAACCATTTTCTAATTCAAGTGAACCTTTGTTCCAATTTAAGACACCTTGTTGTAACCATTTAGGTAAATTTTCATATGCAAGTTGAAGTCTACCTAATAAATCTCTAGCAGTAGAACTCTTATTGGCAAGTATGGCCACATTTATATTGTCGTTAAATATAACTTGATGTAATAGATACGCAATGATAGTTGTTGATTTACCTGACTGTCTAGGTAGTTTACAGATAGAAAAACGATTATCGTGGAACGTCTTAACCATTTTTTCCTGAAAATCATACATATTAAAAGGAACTAATCCTTCATCAATATTTACAATTTTTGTATATGTCTTTACAAAATGTATAGGGTCTTCCATACATTTAGCAATCTCTCTTATTTGTTCTTCAGTATATTCTTGTTTGAGATTTGCTTTGTAAAGATTAGGATTACCTAAGTACGCTTCACTCATCATTTACCTTTTTAAAATTTTGATCTTCCTCAGACTGAACATCTTTATTTTTATTTTTCAACATTTTATGTAATTCAGCTGAAGAACCTACAAATAGTGCTTGTTTGATATTTGTACTTGTTTTATTAGGAACATCTTTTAGATTTTTTAATTTACCTTGTAAGTCTTGTAATTTATCTACAGTATCAGCAACCTGTTTAATTAAGTTACCTGCAACCTCATAGGCACGTGGATGTTGACTTTCATTTGCAATATCTAATATACCTTGTATTGCGTCTTGCCCTCTTTCAATTAGATTATAGTAATTTTCTCTACTATATTTGTAGTCGTTATCAATATCTTCTTTGTTCTTATCTTCTATTCTTGGAACAGGTGGAGTATATTCTTTTTTAACTACAGCCTTCGTAGCAGGCTTATCGTTAGAGATGCCAAGGGCTTCGTTTATTTTTTCGTCTATGCTCATAATTATTCATCACCATCATTTGTTGGATTATAGTTTTTAGAATCCGTATAGGTACTTATAGTTGTTGTAAACCCAAAGTCATCATTTGCGTCAGCTGATGTGGGATCTGGTACAACAACAATTCTTTCTTCTCTTTTAGGACCTCCTGATGTGTCTGTATATAAATCAGTTTGTGTTTCTTTAATAACGCTTTTAGAATAAACAGGACCATACAAATATGTTTTAGCAGTAAAACTTAAAGTATAGTTTACAGCTCTTCTTGTTGTAAATGCACCGTCATATGTGTCCTCATAATTAACACTATTTAAAGTTATAGGTACATCTCGTTTAATACCCATTTCAGGAATCGCATTAATTGTAACTGTATAATCTGGTTGAAAATAAGGCAACAACTGTTCTATTATTTGTAATCCATCCTCTGCTGTAGCAGTAAATGAATATAAATTGAATGATATATTGTAAGGTACAGGATTGTATTGATAATACATTTTACTTGCGTCTGAAGTATTAACATTTTTAAATTTACCAATTCTTTGTAATTTACGAGATGAGTCATAACCTATGCCTGATATTTCAAAACCCATACGTGGTAAAGTTATAGCCATTTCTCTTTGATCTAAATTAGGCTGTTGCTCTAATCTTACTAAAAACTTTTCTTTTGGTGAATATGCTAATGGTACTTTTATCTTTTGAATAACATCTCCATCACTATTTGTTCTATGAATAACAATGTTATTAAAAATTGTACCAAATGCTACAACTACTTTTCTCAATGACTCGTGGTAAAATTGTCTTCCAAACATTATTCGTCTACCTCACCAAATGGATTACGTTCCGTGAAATCTAGTATATCATCATCTTGTGAATCATACGTATCATTATCAGCGTAATTTCTTGTTTGAGTAGCCAAATCAAAATCGTCATTTTCTAATATTGCAAAGTTATAGTTACCTAAAATTGCGTCACTTGACTCAAGTAACAACCCACCACCATCTTCTAAAAGTAGTTGATGATGTAACTTATCTAGTGACAACTTATCATCAGCTTGATCAATTTCTGGCATACCAGTATCAAATTTTTCTGAACTATATTCAAATCTAGTTGTTTTTAATTTATAAACTGGCAGATTACCTAATTGAAAGAAAGGCTCTTGGTCTTCAACAAACTGTATTTCAAAAAAACTATTCATTAAAGGAACGTAAATAACATCACCTTCGTTAGGTCTTCCTGATTGTATAAGTGTTGCCATATTATCAACTTGATTTTGCCAACGCCTTTTTGAAATTACAAACGTTGTGTCTTCTCTTATTTCTAAACCAAATTTAGATACCAACTCTTGTTCACCTGCAAAGCCCTCAGTTGTTTCAACATACATTTCTAACATATATGATTGATCAAATTTAGAAAGAGTATCCTCTCCTAAAACTAAATCGTGGTTAACTAATGTTCTTGGTAAGTAGTAACAATCGTGGCCGTAAATTTTTAGGCCTTCTATGATTAAATCTTCGTGTAATCTTTTTTCAGATTCGTTTCCGATTCCGTTGCCACCTTGGAAATAATGATTAACTGGCATGGCATTATCCTATCATATACGTTACAGGCGTTTCGTATGTGCCTCTTATTTCTTCTTCTAATTTTCGTATATCTTCTTGTGCTTCTTGGAATATCTGTTGACCATTTAATGTAACTCCACCAATCATAGTCACACCATTAAATTTTGAAAGGTTTGCACCCCATTGTCTTTTAAATAAGGCTGTGACGTATCTTTTTAAGTATATGTCATTATAAACATCTGTCATAACTGTAGGGTCTAGTTTTCTAAAACATTCAATTACAAGATACTCACCAACTGATATATCAGTTTTCCAATCCATATCTACAAATAATTTGTTGTTGTACTGATTAAATCTAATAGGTTTTTCACCTACCAATATGTGGTCTAAAAAATCTAAATGTCTTAATACCATATCATAATGAATAATTGATGTTGATGAAAAATCGTATAGATCATTTAGTCTTAATTGGTATCTTATGTCAAATAAGTTTTGATTACCTCTATTTGAAAGAGGAAAAATTCTTGTTACTGCCAATACAGCTTCAGGTACTACTATAAAATTATTTTGTTCAGTCCACGTAGTAGTTACAGAATTTTTAGTTATACTTGAAGAAGTGTCTCCTGTAGGGGATTTAATTCTATCTACATCTGTTTGAGTAACTTGATATTTTAGATATGTTCTTTCAACACCATCATAATGATATTGAGCAAAGTATTGTAACGCTTCATCTAATCTATCTTCTAATTGA